CCACGTCTCGGGCTGGGTGACGACGGTCTCGTCGACGATCTGGCGGTACCAGGTCAAGCCAAGCTGACCCACGGCCGAGTTGATCGCGGCGATTTTGCGCGAGTGCGGAAAGCGCATGTGGATCTCGTACTCGCCCGCGCTGATGGGCTGCGGAAAGCCGGGGGCGTACAACTGCAGCACGGAGGCCGATGGCTGCCACTGCTGGCCGCGCCGTTCGAGGCCCGCGTTCTGCGCGTCGGGGCTGGCCTGGGTGCAGTAGATCCAGCCGTTGAACTGGCCCAGCGGCACCGGAAAATACTGGATCAGGCTGGGGTCGACCAGCGTCGTGGTGCCGCCCGCATGGCTTGGCGTGGAGACCACCAGGTCTCCCATGCGCTGGCCTAGCTCACGAACCAGGTTGATTGCCGTCTGCGCCATTCGGCCTCAGCGTGGGGTCCCAGTTCGCCAGGGGTAAAGCCGGATCCGGGTCCGGAGGTGCGGCTGGCTCCGGATCCGGAATCGGCTGTGGACGGAGTATCTCTGCTCGAATGTCGCGCGCCTGTTTGGCCCACTCGGGGAACCAGTCGAGCGCATACGGGGTCAGCACCAGCTTGACCATCGCCAGCCGCATCATGGCCACCATGTCGCGGCCATCCTTGATCTGCGCGTGGCCCGCCAAAAATCGCACCTGCCGTCCAGGCGTCGAGGGCACAGCGATATTGCGGCCACCGGTGACGTACGCGTCCGCGATGACCTCGTCGAAGCGGATCACCGCTCGACGTACTCGCGCGCGGGCACGCGCGTAGCCGGGGTCAGGGTGCGCAGCCCCTGGCGATTAGCGGTGCGCACGGCCTGATCGCAGGGCACATCGGGGGGGTGCGACACGCACGGCCAACGCGTGTGGTCGACGTTGGTATCGACGGTCGTGACCCCGATGTGATCCGCGTACGCATTATGGATGTCCAAAGGCAGCCTCGTAATTGGAACGATACGCGTCGGTGGGCACCGAGACAAATCGCCCCTTGTCCGCGCTGGCGGTCAGGTTGAGCGGCTCGACGCCGCGCGCTCGATCCCTGGCCGCGCCCGTGGTCGTGGTGCGAGACCAGGTGGCTCCGCAGCCACCCGCGCGCATGTCGGCGTTGAAGATAGACCAGTCGTGCACCGCTTCGCGGGGACCCGCGTGGGGTCCCTCAGAACGGTGAGCAGCGTCAACCTCCAGGCAGCCGTCTGCAGGACAGCGGTCGTAGTAGTCTCCATCTTTCACGACTGGCTGGAGCCCACCTCGCCTCGGAACAGCCACGCGTTGCGCGTGCGGGAGTAGCCCTCAATGCCGTACCAGCCGAAGGTCAGGAAGCGGCCCAGACGGTCAAACGGGCCAGTGACGACAGTTTCACCGTAAGGGCCAGTCCAGTCTGACGCGGCCTTGGTCACGGAGTTCGGACCGAAGACCGGGATGGGGAACACCGAGTTGTTGTTGGTGACGGCAGTACCCACGCTGTGCGCGAAGCGCAGACCTGCCGCGTCGCCAGGCCCCGGGTCGAGCGCGAAACCGGTAACCACCGCACCCGCCACGGACGTGACCATGAACAACTCGTTCGAGTCTGACCAGGTGTTGCCTGGCTCAGCCGCGTCCTGAATCGCCAGCCACATACCGGCGGTCACATTGGTGCCGACCGCGAGGGTGAGTTGCGTGTCACCAGGGTTCGCCGCCGCGCCGAGCGTGGTCGCCACGGCCGAGGTCGGAGCCGCGCCCGCGCCCCAGAAGCCCTTGGCGTTGGCGGTCACGACCATGCGCAGCCCACCCCAGTACGCAAGCTCGCCGTTGAACAGAAGCTCCGGATGGCTGTACTGCGACATGGTCCGCAGCCCGCCGTTGGTCGGGTCCTGGATCAGGTCGTAGAACACGAACGGGTGCAGCGCCGTGGCCACCGCGCCGTCCTCGTACAGCGGCATCTTCGCAGAGCGCGCCGCGACCAGGCTCAGCAGTTCGATGAACCGGATGGTCAACTGGTCGGCGGTCTGCGTGGTGCCCGCAAACTGTGCCCGGGCCGTGTGCTTGTTCTGGAACCAGACGCGCGAGCCCTGACCGAACACCGCGCGGGCGATGTAGTCGTAGCTCTCGGCCAGGTTGTAGCCGTTGATGTACGCGGCCTGTTTATACACGTCCGCGTACGCGGTCGCGACCAGGAACTTGGTGACCTCGATGCAGTTGCCGTACTCGGACAGGGTGACGATCACCTCCGAGCCGCGCATCTGCTGCGGGGCCACGTCGATCAACTCGTCCAACACTACCGGGTTCGGTTGGAGCGACTCGATGATCGGGAAGTTCTGGGAGATGCCTCGCTGCCCGTTCATGATCGGGCCTTTGAGATCGCAGAACTGGTCCCAGTACAGGACGCTTTGCCCCTGCATGTAGAAGTCGGCGTCGTACATCGCCTTGACTTCGGGAGCAAGCGCGACTGAGCCGGTCGTACCCTGTGCCATGGATTACCTCTTTTTGGTTTTGGGTTTCTTCTTCGGGTACAGCGGCTTGACCTGAGCGCTCATCGCCTTCGAGCCGGTAGTGCCGGCCATCTAGCCCATGCCTTCGCGCAGTTTCTGCAGCCGCTGGATGTTGGCCTTCGGCCCCAGCTTGGAGTCGTAGGTCTGCACCGCTGCCCGCACATCTGCGTCGGTGGCGGTTTTCTTGCGCGAACTCGGAGTAGACCGCGCCGACGCCGGGGAGTTGACCCCAAGCCGCTCGCGCTCCTCTCGACGAATCCGTTCGCGCATCTGCTCTTGTGTTTCGGCCGCTGGTTTCTGTGCCACGGGAGTGCCTCCATCGCGGCTCTTGAGGGCCGCTTGTTTCATAACCGCTCGATAGAACGCGTCCTCGGTACCCCACGAATCGTCGGGCACTTCGTCCATCGTGACGAGCACACCGAACTCGCGCTGTGCCTCGTCCTGGATCTCTTTGACGCGCCGTTCCATGTAGACGGCGGGATCCTCTTGCTGTGCACCCGCGCCAACCGGGGCCTGGGGTGGAGGTGGGGTCTGCACCGGTTGTGCCGGCGGCACAGCGGTCTGCATCTGCGCGACCTGACCCTGGAGGAGTTCGAGCTTGCGTTCGAGTCGGTCTTGCGGTGGGAGGCGTGCCAGTTCTGCTTCCATCTGGGCCTGGCGGGCTGCGGCAGCCTGGCGTTGCTGCTCTGTCAGGTGCTCCGCGATAAGCCGGAAGTTAGCTTCGAGTTCACCGATCTTCGCCGCCTGGCTGGCAGCCACCTGGTTGGCGGTTGCCGCCTGGCGGCGAGCTTCGGCTAGCTCGCGACCTTGCTGGCTGAGGTGCCGCTGTATGTCGCGCTCACGGTCGTCCGCTACCGTCTCCGGGCCTGAGTCCTCAACCGGAGGCGGCGCTTGGCCTTCGGGGAGTTCGGGTAACTCAGACGCGTTGTCTGCGGGTTGGTCGGTCATCAGCCGTTGTGCGTCCCCTGGGCCACGTCAGGACCGGAGTAACCCACATGGTTGGTCAGGCCTTCCTTAGTACCGATCATCGACTTCGGCACGGGGCCACGCGCGTAGCCGTCGCGCTTGAAATCGTAGTTGGTACCGGTGCTCTTACCGCCAACCTTCTGGTGTTTGGAGTTGATGTTGTTTGCCATGGGATCCCTTCATAGAGAGTGCCCCCGGGCGGTGATTGGGCAGTTCGAGGAGAATCGAACAGTGACGTTACCGCCCAGGGGTGCGAGTCACTTCTTGCGGCGACCGCCGCGTCGACGACGCTCGTACATGACTTAGCTCCTCCCTCCCTTGTTTTTTCCGGTGGGACTGCTCGGTCTTTCTCCGCGCAAATCCATATCGGCATTGGAAGGTCCGTGGTGGTCGTTCATGTCGAGGGGTTTCTTCCACCTCTGGATGGGTACCGGCCCACCTTCGATCTTGACCTGACCCGCGTACTTCTGCGCGGGACCCGCGAGGTCTCTGCCCCCACGCGTCTTGTTGGCCATGCGTCCTCCGAGTCTAGCCTCTCCGGGACTGGGAATCCAGCATCAGTCGAATCCCGTATCGACGCCTGGTGCGCCCGGGTCGATGCCCGGATCCAGGCCTAGCTCCTGCCACTTGCCGCTCTTGAGCAAGCCCATCAGCTTGACCGCGTACTTGATCTGCAGCTTGGGGTACGTCTTGCCGTGCCACTGCATCGCCACCGTCGTGTTGCCGTTGGCGCGCTGCGTGGGCGTCAGCATCGCATACAGCCCCAGGATGTTGTTGCGGTTGAGCGCCTCCTGAGGCGCGGGCTTGTCCGTCCACATCTCCAGCGTACCCGCCTGGTATTTCTTCCAGTTGTCGTCGCTCATGTTGCGGCCGACGCCGAACCAGCGCTCGTACTCCGAGTAGTCCTTGGAGCGGTACGCCGTCTCCGCCGGTTTCACGGAGCCGCGCGCCTTGGCCGCGCTCAGGACTTGAAGCTGCGGGTCGAGGTAGCGCCCGTGCGGCTTGTCGTACTTGTCGCTGTTGGCCTTGAGCCGCGCGTCCCACTTGACCCAGTCGTCGGGGGTGCCCATCGGGCTGCCGTCCTCGTTGATGTAACCAGGCGAGGTGGCAGGGTTGTGCGCGGCTTCCAGCACCGTCAGCGCGCGCGAGTACGACTGCTGGTTGGGCGACTGATCGTTGGCCAGCAGGATGCGCAGCCGCACCCGCGCCGAGAGCGCGTTGGGATCCACGCCTTTCTGCTTGGCGTAGTCGTTGAGCAACTCCTGGCGCTGCGCGGACTGTGAGCCAGGCTCCGCATCGGCCCCCGCGCTTTTCCAGTCGTCGGCCAACTGGTCAAGCTCCAGCGAGCTAACGCCTGGCACAGCCGGCATCTGGATGCCGTACAGGTGCGACTTGATCACGTCCTCGACGACCTTCTCGTCCAGCCCGTTGTTGCGCGCGGTCTGCACCGTCCACTGCTGGCGGATGAGCCACTGCTGATCGGGCGTCTTGCCCGCGAGCATCGACGGGTCCGCGTTCCAGGACTGGTTGAACAGATCCTCTGGGTTGACCTCACCCGTGACCGGTAGATCGGCGGGGTCGTTGCTGGCCGAGGTCTGCGTCGCCTTGTTGACCGCGTTGATCTGCGCGATCATGCCCGCCGCCGTGTCCGGGCTCTGCATGCGGATCTCAGCCGGGACCTGGGCTTCGAGCGCGCTGTCCACATTCTGGTGCGCGAACTGGCGCGCCTGCTGCAGCCGCTGGGCGGGCGTCAGGTTCGGGTCGTCCATGACCTTGAGCGCCTTCTGATCCTGGACCTGGTTGTATTGCAGCCGCTGGTCGTCGAGTGCGCGCTGCTGCGCCAGGTTCTTGCCGGTGGTCTCCTCGCGGATCTGCTCCCTGATACCCGCCGCTTGAGCAGAGGGCGAGGACTGCGACTCGCGCAGACCGGTGACGCCGCTGAAGATGGCCATGGGGATCGGCTCGCCGCGCAGCGCCTGGGTGATGCCCTGCGCGGGACCCAGCGGGCTGAGCTTCTGGATGCCGCTCTGCATGCTGCGCGCAACCCGATCCAGGCCCGTGTCGCCAGGCTGATTGAGAGGCCTGCCCGCGTAGTCGGTGTCGGCGTGCAGCGCCTGCACAGTTGCTGGGATCAGGCCCAAGCGGTTGGTCAGGTACGTGCCCCACGCCTTAGCCGGGTCAGGCTTGAGGCCCGTCTGTACGCCGTTGTCCATGCCTGTGATGCGCGGGTTATCCAGGCCAAGCTGCTGGCCTTGCGGCGTGGACGCCGCCGATGCGAGCAGCCAGCGCGCGGTCTCCAGCGGCGGGTCGATCATCGAGCGCCAGGCGGGGATCACATCCATGTAGGTGCGGATCGGCACGCCCGTCACCGAGCCCTCGGGCACGCGGCTCCAGCCGTTCTTGTCGTACAACCCGGTGGTCTCGACCTGCAGTTCGTGGCCTGGCTCGTTCTGCCACGACCAGTGTCCGCTGAGCGCCAGGTTGAGGCCTTGCACCATGTACGCGCCGTTGAGCGCGGCGTTGGCCCAGAACTGGCGCTGCATCTGGCCCGTGCTGCCGGTGTCCCACAGCGCGCGGCCCGCCTGCCGCCAGAAGCCCTCGGTCCAGTCGGGCGCGAAACCCGCCAGCCGCGCGGTATCCGAGAACCAACGCGAGCGCAGGATGGCGTCCGAGTTGATGCCGCCGAAGGCCTCGTTGGCGAACATGGCCGCTTCCGGCGTCGCGCCGTGAGCGAGGTACGCCTGCAGCTTCATCATCGGGATGGTGCGGTGGAACAGCGAGTCGGTGAACACGTCGACCAGCGCGCCGTTCTTGCCGAAGAAAGGCGTGGCCATGCCCGCGCCCAGCCCCGCGCCCACGGCCCCCCACGCGGCGGCTTCCTGATCCGTCTTGCCGCGCTGCTTGGCGGTCGTGAAGCCGGTGGCGTAGCCGCCGCCGCTCAGCAAACCAACCTGTGCCGCGCGCGACCAGGACAACTTCTCCGCCTGGCTGAACGGGTCGAACGTCAACCCGTCGCCAATCGCGTGGGTGATCGTGGCCTGATGCCCGTCCAGGAAGTTGCGCCACGCGCCGCGCGAGAACGCCATCTGCGTCAGTTCAGGCATATGTGACTCGGCGTCCCACATGCCTTGCGAGGCCCCGAACTGGTTCCACTCGTTGAGCAGGTGGAAGCCTGAGCCGGCGATCATACCCACCTTGAGCCCGCTGAAGAACTTGGTGACGCCCTGGTACACCTTGCCGATACCAGGCACGCTCTGCATGCCTCGGTCGTTGTAAAGCCGGTTGAGCGAGCTACGTAGCTGGGGCGAGATGTTCAGGTCGGGCATCACCTCGTGGCCCTTGGCGTAGCCCTTGGGCAGGAACGCATCCTTGACATCCGCGAGCACATCGTGGTCGACGGCGTTGGCCCCCGCGCCGAGCGCGGTCGGGTCGACGGCGATGCCGCGCAGGTTGCCCTCCAACACTTCGTTGAGCGCTTGCTGCTGCTGGTTGGCCCACTGGTTGGACAGGATCTTGTCGAGGTCATAGTTGTACTTGACCCCACCGCTGTGCTCACCCTCGGTCGTCGTCGCCCAGTCGCGCGACTTGGTGTACTGCGCAATCGGGTTGCCGCGCCCTCCCGCCCGGGGGGGCGTCGGATCGTAGCGCTCCGCGCCGCGCAACGCCTCGCTCCAGTCGCTGTCGACCGCGTGGTGCAGGTACGCCTGGGGCGAGTTGAAGCCAAGCGTGCGCGGCGACATGGTGGTCACATCGTTGATGTCGCCGCGCGCCAGGGCGCGCGCGTTCGAATCGAGAATCTCCTGCCACACCGCCTGCGCCTTGCGCGAGCCCTGAAGCTCCGGCGGCAGCGTGCCCTTCTCCTCCAGGTACTTGAACACCGTGGGCCAATTCTCGCGCGGACCGAAGGCCTGCCC